TTTATCGGCATCTAAAACTTGAGATCCTGGGAATTCAATATCAAATCCCCTGACATATGCCTTTCCTGGAGATACTCTAGCACAATAGAGGTCTTCGCTTGGATCATTATTTTGTTCCGTCTTTTGGGTTTCTACAAAGAAACCGCCATTTGATAACTTATTATCTAAAGACTCTCCCAGATCTACTCCAAATTCGCTTACAGCATAATCTCCAGACTCTTCAAAAGTTCTCTTTGCGAAGTAGTCTTTAATAATTGAGTAAGTTGACTTATTCTGAAGTTTCTTAAGTTCTCCGTTGTCAACTCTGACAAGCTCTACGAAACTCTTATCATCATAATCTGTGAGTTCTTTTTTAGATAAAGATACACTAATTTTTAGTCTGTCTGCGCCAGGTGCAGCATAATTAGAAAAACCCCTAGCATTATCATATAGACTATCATCGTCTCCAGCAGATACTAACTCTTCACTGATATTAAAACCAACTCGGTATGAGGGATTGTTTGTATATGGATCTAGAACGATCGTATCGGTTTGTACGTCTACAAACGTACCACGGATAAAATAAACGCCCCTGGAGACGTGTACAGCTGCTGCTGTAGAGGTTGCATTCGTATCGACGGTTGATGCAAATGTGTCGCCAATCTGAATAGTAGTATTTCCGTAAGTTACCGTATCTTCGGTAATTAGGGTTTCTCCACTACTGAATGGATTAAATGTAAATGAATTATCTGAATTTAAGTACTTTACATATAAAGTTGGTTCTTCTACTCCCAGTGTTGGGGGGAAGATAACTTTTTGAACGGTCGCAGTTACGCCAGACTGTGCTCCAGAAATCTTTTTACCAACAAAACTATTCAAATATAAATCAACATCAAGTCCAAAATGGGTCGGATTGACCTTTACTGCTTCGTAGAATCTGTCATAAGTAATTCCTCCTGGAATTACCATAGACCCTTCTTTGAAGATATGACTACCAAAAGACTCAATCTGATTCTGAAGAATCGATTGAAGAGTTGTTAGTTCTCTTGCCTGTACAGGGAATCCTGGTTTGAACAGAACTCGATAAAAATTGTCATCTTTATCGAAGTCATCATAGTAAGGATTGATATTTAAATTAGTTTTCTGTGGCATCTTAGAATTCCAGGATAATCTTTACGTCTTCTTTCTGTCTGGCGTTCCTTTCGACAACAGGTCTATTATCCAGATAGATAACGTCTCCCGACAACTTATTTATTTCCGATACGGCAAGACCTTTTGTGAACTCAACACCTAGATTAATATTCTTATTTCCCGTTGGATTTGTAGTAATTCCAGTATATCCAGAATCTACAGATCCAGAGAATCCGTCTGCAGTAGTAATAGCAGAACCATCAAATGCAAAGGCATATCTTTGACCTTCGCTACTTACTCCAACATAATCTCTTTGGTCATATTCGGAAGGATGATAGTTAAGTGTTCTATCTTGGAAATATTTAATAACTTTAGTTTCCGAATCATATGACGCAACATATCCTTCAGCAGTAACACTAACGCCAGCACCAGTAGTTACGCTTTGAGTAATTTTTTTACCAACGGTAAGATATTCTTCTCCGCTGATAGTTCCATCTAATTTCAATTTAATTGCCGAAGTAGCACTAAATTGATTTCCATCAAAGATGGCGGTAGAATTAACTCTTAATGGATTTTTAATTACTCCAATTTGTGCGAATGAAGTATTAGTTGGGAAGTCTTTATTAGAGTCATCAAATCTTGCATAGAGTAGAACTCTATCAGTTCCCAATTCTTTATAGATATTGTTTCCATGTCCCTTTCCAGGAGGAATGATTGGAATCAACTTTGCTGGGTTTGGAATACTTCCTGATGGTTGTAGAGGACCTAGATCAACCATTGCATAAGTATAATTTTTTCCACCAGAAGAAACTACAACATCAGTAATTTTTCCATTACTATCTACAGTAACAACACACTTTGCTCCAGTTCCATCTCCAACAATATCAACTTCTCCTCCAGAGTAGCTCAATCCTGGATCTTCAATATAAACTTTTTTAATCTGATTCTCATTTACACTGGAATCTCCATTCTCTCTTACTGCCTGAATTTGAGAATCTGTTGAAGTATCCCAATCATTAGGAACTGAGATAAACTCAGTAGAATCAAATTTAATAATATCGCTAGGTGCTACAGTGAACAAGTATTTCCAAATATAACCATCTCCGCTTTCTCCAGCTTTTGATGGTTCAAGATCTGTGAATAATGGTTCATCTTGAGATGCAGTTCCAACAGTGTTAATACCGCTAGTTCCATTACTGATACAAATATAAACTCTATAATCAGAGTTCATTACATAGTAATTTGCATCATACAATCTTGTAGATGAAGTTACTGGAGATTGATTATCTACGCTATAATCATGTCGATACATTTCATAGCGAGTTCCTCTAGTCCAGTCTACTCTTCTAATCAATCTCCTGCAGTTAGCAGATGAAACTTTCTTACCGAAAAGAGTAGTATCTACGGTATGAGCAATATAATCAAAATTGTCAGTTGGGGAAGGAACATTAGAATCCCAATTAGTTACCCTTCCATATCCAACTGCTGCAGCAGGATTTGGCAATCCTACGGTAATATAGTAAGAGTTGTTGGCGTTCTCAACAGACTCAACAAAATTATTCGCATTTAATATTCTGAATTGATCAGTTATAATTGCCGACATTTTTTAGCAGTTTTCTTTCTATTTATAGTTTAATCTGGGAGAATCTTTCTGATAGATCCATTGTCTCTCAATCCATAACCTCTTCTTTGTAGAATTGGATATGTTGATAGACCAGAAACTGTTCTTCCAGTTACTCCTATTGAGATTGGATTAGAACTATCTCTAGTTATATTGGAAAGTCTACCCCAGGAGAAATATCCATTTGGATTGTAAACAGAAGTTCCAAGAGTCTCAATTCCAGCAGTAACAGTATTTGATGCAATGTTACAAACAATCTCATTGATAACGGGAACAGAATCAATTCTATAAACATTATTCAGATATTCTGTACCAATTCCAATTATGTCATCATCATGAGTAAAGATTGAAGTAACTCCGCTACCAACATTTGTTCCAGTAACGAGGATGTAATATCCTGCCTGAAGATCTGTGGTATTATCTGTGTAGAACTTGAGTGCCAAGTCTGTTCCAATACCCGTAACTGGCTTGATACCAGTAATGATTCCAGTATTACCCTGAACAACAGAAATTGATGTTAGTAGTTCATGATCATTCTTAGGTTGTTCCGCAATGACTTGAGGAGCAACTGCTACATTTTGGGAATTGGTATACCCAAGACCAACATTTGTAATTGTTACAGCAGAGACAGAACCATTTGTAATAGTTGCAGTTGCTGTTGCAGTAGTTCCAATACCAACACCAATAAACTTAGGAGCAGAGAATGCAAGATTTATTGATGATAGAGTTGAAGCATATCCAGCACCAGCATTTGTAATGGTTACTCCAGAAACCGTACCAGTTGAAGTTACTGTTGCAGTAAATGCCGCAGGAACGACGCTTATATCGTCAGTTAAGAATGCATCAACAGATGGAGTTACAACACTAGACTCATTTTCTTCATAATTGAAGAATTGTGCATTATCGACATATACAACAGTATCAGAATCGCTAACATCAGCAATAATTTTGGCGGTAGGATAAACCATACCCTCAAGAGAATCTCTAGACTTGTAAATGTAATCTCCATTTACAAATAAATCTCTTTTCTGCTTAGTCCAATCCAAACTTCTGAAGTTAGCATCGTCAATACCGATATCAGAGTAAACATTAGTTTGTAGTCTCTGAGCACTTGGAATTGAATAAACAATTCTCTTCTTTCTTTGATCGACTGATGTTGTAATTCCTGGGAATCTGTTGAGGAAAACAGAGTCTCCTGGTTTAATTGTTTCGTTGATATCTAAGTTGGTTGCATCAACATTTCTAGTTCCCTGGTAGAAGAAGATTGAAATGTTATCTTCTGGTTTTGGAGGAGTAATGAACTGAATTGCAGAACCTCCATCAAACTGATATGCAGATTTTGGTTCTTGAAGAACTCCATTGATGAATACCAGCAGAACAGAATCCATGTCAATTAGTGCAGAATCCTGATCTAGAGGATCTTTCTCAAAACTTACAAGTTCTGCGTTGTAATACATTGGGAATACAGATCTTGTTCCATTTTGAAGAACTTTGATTGGATCAATGAAGTCGAGTTGACCAAACTGCCAGGAGGAGAATGTGTCGTAGTAAACATCGGTTACTTCTAACTCAAACTCTTCAACTGGAGAGGTTAGTCCAAGAGCAGTAACGAGACCGATTGGTTTAAACTTATCTCCTGGTTCGAATGCATAACCTTGTCTATCAATACTAAATCTAGCAACTTCATATAGAGATGCAGGAGCAATAGTTCTGCTACCAGGAATTGTACTGAGTCCAATAGCATTTGTTACAATACCTACAAAAGATGTGATTGCAGATTGTACATCTGCACAAGAACTTGGACTTGTATTGAATCCAGTTACAGGATCTGCAATAATACTGAAATCAAACACTTGATCTTCAGAAGTGTAACCAGATCTTGCAATAGCAACGTTGTTGATGACATTATTTGCTAGATAACCAACTTCGTTGAATACGTAAATGGATTCGTCTTCTTCTCCAGCAACGTGTGCCCCGCTGATATACAAACTTGCAGCGTCATAAGTTGCATCATTTCCACCAAATCTCAAGTTGTAAGCAATCGCCTCAACAACATCAACGGCATCGTCAATACATGCCTGATTTCCAGTCGGAATGGTGAATGAAGGATATTCATCAAGCATTCTACCAACTGCCATCTCGGCAATAAAAGTTTTGTTACTTTCAAGCAATGCAGCAGCATCTGCGTAGCGGTCTCCATAGATTGACTGAGAGTTTGGTCCAAGTTCTACGGACATTAGGAGATTTACTCCAGTAGTAGTTGTAGAACCGATTCCTCTTCTGAATGTTCCCTGAACTTCCAAGTTTGAATAAGATGGAGCATCAACAAGAATATCTGGATTAGTGTAACCGCTTCCTCCTCCATCAACAGTGAAGGTTAGAGTTCCGCCAGCACCGACAACTGCTGTAATTGTTGCAGCTGCTCCAGTGTGACCTTCTTCATATACACTGATTCCAATGCCAGTAAGACCGTTATAACCAGATCCAACATTAAGTCTGCTGAAGTATGGATATACGGCACCAGAACCCATGTAAGTATGAGGAATAGTGCTAGTTCCTACGTTAACATTGAACGTAGTTGTAGAAACAATTCCACTAATTGCAAATACATTTCCAAGAGTTCCATCTGGGAAGATTGTAGTTGTGACTCCTGCATGAGGAGCCGCACAGGAGAACTCAAGACCCTCTAACCAAACTTGCTGGTTATGATCTTTCAGGTTGTGTGCAGTGGCAGTTGTTACTTCGAGGATTCCACTCTCATTGTTATACGAGCAAGTATCAAGACCAAGTGATTGACCGTAGGTTGGTACTCCGACTACTCCAGTAATTACTCCACCAGAAACGGTTGGGAGGATATCTGCTCCTACTAGAGGTGCAAATCCGAGACCATTAGTAGAACCAAGAGAAACAATCAAACCTCCTC